CTCTTCCGATCTTTTTATATTTAATCCGTAAATATTGATTTCAATTCCAAAAAATCTGCTTCCGTTATGCGGATTGCATTCGTTTCTCCGAATATCAAGTTCATCAACCCGTTATCCGGCAGCTCCACAAGGATAGACCCCTCTCCTATCGTTCCACGTAAAAAGCCCTGCTCAAATCGGTAAGGCTTCATCGTTTTAAAGACGTTCATCATGTCATCGAAGAGTTCTTCCTTGTTGTAATTCCCGTTTTCATCCGTTACGAACAACATGAATCCCTCTATTTTTTCGGTAATATCCTTGTCTTTCTGGATCAGGATATTATGCACACCTCTCTTTAAGTATTTGGCCAAAGGCTTAAACGCTGTATTGGCAGACGCAAAAGTATCGATCCTCTCTTCTGCCCATATTTCGACAGAATTAACCAATCTGCTCTTTAGCTCCAGTGCTTGCTGTTTTAATTCCATAAGGCAAATCAATTGGATTGTTTCTTTTTCCCGCTATTTTTCAACTTCAGAAATTCAGCATAGGGCATATCTGCATATTTCGAAGTATATTCATTGAACAATGCGATGTTCTTATTAGCTTCTTCTGAAGCCGATTTCTTTACTTTCTTGCTGATCGACAGAAGATTTTCCAAAACCTCTTTGCCATCCTTCGTTTCTTCGACAATTGGTCGCATTATCTTCATGTATTCCCGGTTAAGGATGCCCATTAATACATTTTGGGCTTTTTGATAATCCGGGTTATTGTTCAGGGCCTCAATTTCTATGTCCGACATATCCGTGACAATCTTGTCCATCTCATCCCATAACGGGGACTGGCTCGCGCGTTTCTGCGCTTGAGGGTTAAGTGCCATTTGTTTTTGTGCCTGCACTTGATTCAGAGCCTCCTGTAACCTGCGTTCATAGGCTTCTATTTCCGCACTCATGTTATTTGATGGCGGTCCTAATAACGGATCTCCTCCACCTATAAATACGTTGTTTAATGCCATAATATTTTTTGTTAGTGGTGATTAATAGGAAAGTGGTAAGCCCCGAAGGGCTACCACTAACTTTGCTTTTTACGCCTTGCTTTTGCCTTTACGGCTTTTGCTTCGTTAGGCCGCATCTGTCTCGCTCTGCCGAAACCCGCAAGAACGATAGCTGCCGTATCCGGTGACAACCGGCGTATTGGGCAGTACCAATTCGCCCTTGATGTTACGGCAATCGAGACGGTTTGCATAATTGATCGAAGCCGTGAAAGCACGGTCAATTTCGCACTGGATCAACTTGTCTTGGTAAGGACGGATAGCCGCACCCACTGCAACCTCTTTTTCCAGCTGGCTGATACGTGCATTCAGCACATCAAAGCCGTCACGTTGGGACTTATACAGGCCAAATGCTGCATTGTTCAGCTTTTCAGTCTGATAGTCATTGAGGTCACGCATGGACTTATACAGACCGAAATCTGCATCTACCTGAGCATGCCACAGGCTGAACTTTTCGGTGATATCCGTCTGGCGATGCTCGTAATCAGCCTGCATTCCCGATACTTTCAGTCCCCACATCGCATTTGTCAATGCAAGAGCTTCCTCACAACTTTTTTCCCATGCCATAAATGCAGTAGGAGCCGCTGTACCAGAACCGGAACCACCGTTCCCTCCTGATGTGGTGTTGATGTTAACGTTTTCCGGCATGTCAGACCCCCAATTTCCACCGAACAGGCCGCCACGATTACGGGACACAGCCAATGCTCCCAATGCAGTACCAATGATGCCAAGAGTCAAACCAGCATTGCCTACACCCTTAGAGGCATAATCTTTGCGCTCATCATCGTGTACAACTTCTTTTTCTTTAATTACTTTTTCCGCTTCCATATAACGAAATTTTTTGGTTATATCCGGGTTATCCCGGACACCACAAACATCGCCATAAGTGCATTGCTAATTAAATAGTTGTTTGCTAAGTCGTTGCGACTTTGTTGCTAATTCTTTGACAGGCTTTTCACTCTTCTACCAACTCATCCTTCACCCCGTTTAACACGCTGCGCAAATAGTAGCTCCTTTTTATCCGATCGGGATAGATGTTCTTTATCCGGTTAACAGCCTGCCGTGTCATTCCCGTAAGTATCGCTATGGTTCCATCGCTGTATTTGTGTTCTGTCAAGATAGCTATGACGATTCCCCGGCCGTCCACATTCTTTTCTTTGTTGCTCGATAGCAGCATTGCCGGATCAGTTCCTATCGCCCGGCAAACGGCCATCACCACTTTTTTGTAATAAATTTCCACCCGTTGCATAAACTTTTTTGATATTGGTTTGTTATACATACAGAGAGCCGGGCATAAAAAAGCACGGCCGAAAGATTTAGAGCCTTCCAGCCGTGCAACGCAATTTAAAAAACTACTTCCCAGGGTCGTTTTTAAATTTTGGTTTGGAAGGCTTTCTTTTCCCTTCCATTTCGAAGCGATCCTCACGGACGGCCCCTGATTATGAACAAATAGCTTACTACTACCAAATCCTATAATAACCGCCTACCCCAACGTACGGGGATAGCCCGTTTTTGCCAATCCCGTAACCGGCGGTTATACCGATCCCAAAACGGCGGGACGGCTGCTTTTGGGTTACGGACAATGTCTTTCGGAAAATATGGATGCTGTCAAGAGCAGGGTTGTATCCCGATACCCATGCGCGGTAATCATCCGTCTGGTATTCTTTTTGCGTGATCCGGATCGGGACAATTACGGGTTCCCGGACTGTGTCGCCCGCCAAGGTGATATAAACGGGGAACAGTTCCGGCACTTCCTGGATCACGGTTTCATAGACAGGATAAGGGATGCTGTCCCGGATCGTATCACGTAGGATAACCGTGTCAGTCTTGGCGGCAAACCCTGCCTCTGTTTCCTTCGTGTGCCGGCCGAAGAAAAAACAAAGGGCGCAAAGAGCTAAAAGCAATATGACGTGCCAAGATTTCATTGTCTGCAATTTTTTCTTTTTATATCCGTATTTAGATACCGCCCGGATAAAAAAAGGCGGCCAAACCATAAATGATGGGATAGCCGCCAAAGTTCTCAGAAGCGAAAGAACGACACTATAGATTGATAGCCAATAATTCTTCTCCTAATTTATGTAACGCTTTTTCCAGCTTTAACGATTGTTCAGGCCTGGGATTTCTAAGCCCAGATGCATAATGCCACAATTGCTTTTGATTAATGCCGGTTATACGTTCAAGTCCAGACTTTGTAAACAAGTTCGAATAAAAGTCCAATACCGATCTTACATCCATCTTAAAGATAAGCTCATAATCACCTTTAAGGGCTTCCGGTATTTCTCCTCCAAACTCTTTGCATTCTTCTTTAAGGACCTCTATAGAATCGATAATACCTTTTTTTATCTCATCTACGCTTTTCCCTACTGCAAATATACCATCAATTCCTTCCAAGTAAGCAGAGTAATTATTCTCTGCCCTCTCGATGATAACTACAACTGGTTTCATTTGTTTTTCTTTATTTATTACGTTAATCGTTATTCTTTCTGTTTACCACCGAAGAATAGCAGGGTTGGCTAATCTTACCCTGCCGTTCTTGGGTGATCAAAACACTAATCCAATTCCGATTCCGAAATACCGGCCTGTTTTAGTATTGATTTCAATGTGCCGATTGCTAAGTCATCATTCAACCCTCCCGGAACCGGAATAGGCCTGGGTTCTCCATCTTTCCGGAATATCCGATGATCACCGCGCATTCTTACATTAATCCACCCTTTCGCTTCTAAAACGGATATTACCGCCTTTACTTTTGCTGTCTTCATTCAAGAAAAAGTTTAATTAAACGAAATAGCCTCTCTTGGCTACATGGATAACGGCACAAAGATAACTATTTTTCTATCATTAGCAAAAGAAAAGATAACTTTTTTTCTACCAATATAGCAACTATCCCACCATGTCAAAGAACTCTTTGCCTTTTATACGTAGGCAACACGCATATCATAACAAATTCCACCCCTCAATAACATCCGCCATATCAGCTTCTCTTCCATTCTCTACCTTGCTCATCCCGGCAACGATACGGATCATCTGCTCACGCTCAAAGATTAGGTGATCATCAGCGGGGATTCCTGCATAGTCCGATACGGCTTTGATATAGGCATCAGTTTTATTTTCCTTTGGCGGCGCCCACCGGGTTATCATTTGGCGGATCGTCTCCAGCCGGTAAATCCGATAGTAGGTTAGCAGCGTCCGGAAAATGGCACGGTAGCCGTAAGCCATCGTTTTAAAGTGCTTAAACTCTTTGTCCGGGCTTGGCCTTACTTCGCCTTGAAACAGGTCGCTGTTGATCCGGATATTTCCCGGATTGTTGTTCCTAAGGCCACGCGGTAGTTCTTTATTATTCTTCTTCATATTTTACTCGTTGTTTAACCTGTGGTAAAAATCAATCTTGATATCGTCATAAACCGACGACACGTTTGTGTAGGCACGGCTGTCGTTGGGGCCGCTCTCATTGTATATCTCACTCTCCACGACCAAAGCGACCTTTTCCACCCACTCAGAGGACGTGTAAGTCGACAATTTCTTGCCCCTGTATGTAAAGCTGTCGAAACGGCTGTTACGGTCTTCATAAATATTATGCAATAATCCCCGGATTTTCTTTGCCGTCGCTTCGTGGTCAATGATATGGTTTTCTTTCCTGACTCGCTTTATCATCTCGCAAACATGGTATTTTGCCAAGTCAAAATAAGCCCCGGAGATGTTCTTGATACGGAGTTGAGTTTCCGGCCGCAATCCTTCCGTCATTGAGGCCAACATCGAGTTTTGCGCCCTTGTCTCCTCCAGCAGTTCGAGCATCGTGCCTTTGTTATCTTTGATGATCGTGTTAATGATGGATTTAAACCACTTAAAGCAGGCTATCATAAGCCCGGCGGACAAAATAAGAAAAAAGGCGGCAGTAATTGCCATCATCCCAAAATCACTAATTCCTTTTGCAGTCGTTACCGCTTCTTCTATTCCCATGTCTTCAATCTTTTCTGAAAAGAGGCGGCTGTGGAACCGCCCCCTCTTTCAATTGATAACCTAAACTTAATTCGTCTCTTTTGCCTTGAATAAAGCTCCGATAGCCTTAACAACGTCGTAAAATCCGCAACCGGACAGACCGGCAGCTACACCGTATATCAATACCTGCCACCATACATAACCGTCAAGCAGCGGTGTCAACTGCAACGTCCATGATACCATGCAGACGATCACGCCGACGGCAACTGATACGCCGATCTTTGCCAGCTTGTGCAACGAGATAGCCGGGATACGCTTTGCTATCTGTGTGACCAAAGAGGACGTGAGGGCGACAATGCCGGTAAATGTGCCTAAGTCGATTACAAAAGAGGTCGTAGGATCGGTTACGATACCCTGTGCGTAAATGTTACCTGTTACCAATGTGATCATGCACATAATGTAAAATAAAATCTTTTTCATTTTGTAGTTACGGTTACCTGTACACCGTAAGGTTCTAAATAGTTATGCAAGTTCAACATAAAGTCCGATTAATGCGGACAAATCTTGTACGAGAGGGATTCCGCTATCTCTTGTGCATTTATAAGTTACACCGTCCTGCCGGTAATATTTCCCATTAAACAGCTCCATCGGCGTAACATAGGGGATTGGATCGGCTATTGTGCCGGCGTGCTCTTCGTCCACCACTTTCCACAGACTCGCGGTTGATGTTCCGGGCCGCCAGTTTTCCTGCGTGGTGTGGCCCTGGATACACTCCCAAAGAATATCATCAGATAAATACCTTTCTCCCACTTTAACAGTAATACCAGCAATCCATTCTGGATAACGATCTTTTACCTGTAAGGCTTCACTTGGAGTTAATTCATATGTATTTATATTCTTAGCTACTTCTTCATCAAGAATGTTTAAAGCCAATATGCGACTAAAATCTCTGTTAATTACAGGTTCTTCTCCTTCCGGATAAGTCCATTCGTCGCTTGATAAAAGGTTAATAAATTCCGAATCACTAAACGAATATCTCGGAAAATCTTCGTCACTAAATGGTAACAGCATCTCTTCGTGCAGGATCACTTTGCTTTGATCCACACTTGTTCTCATCTCGGGTAAAATCTCAATACCGTGGGACTTTGCCCATACAATGTCTACAATTGCGTATGTCATAATTATTTTGCTTTTAGGGTTTGTAAGTAAATATATGCTTTGATAACATCTTCTTTTGACAATACCTTATTGTTATATATTGCCAAATTTTTGAAAGCAAAACGGGTAAACTCATTATTTTGATATCCCAAAAACAAAGGCGTTGGATTGTTCGACTCCATATTCCCTCCAACATCAATTGCTTCCGCCCAATTATCATAATAAATTCTACCATCAGAACAAATTGATCTTAGTTGTTTACTTGGTATCGCTAATCCTTTAGACTGTCTATTTATATAGCAGGTAACTCCAATACTATTTGGAAAAACAAAGAGAGATGACACTTTTACAATCCCTGCATTTGCATAAATATTACTTAATATCTTGTTTTCTCCTACAACAGTGAATTTCTTACCCAAGGTAAATGCAGACGAAGTAATCTTATCATCCACCCCATCAGTTACTAAGTAGCCTTCGTGATTGGGGATTTGCTCAACTGTAAGATTCATTTCCTCGTCAGAAAAGTTCTGTATAAAGAAATAAATCCTGTTTTGAGTTGATTCATCAATAATTGCTTCATCTGTTAATGTATAGTTTAAATGATAGACTCCGTCTTTATTATATTGTGCAATAATAGCCCCCCCTCCGTTTGTTCCTGGTTTTACAAAAACGGTACTGTTATCAGTTAAACCAGATATTTTGTAAGAAAAATCATATATTGTCCCAACTTCACATAATGGTGAATAGAAATTACATTGAGTACGTGAAGATTCACCTATTGCAGGTAATGTAATTTCTATTCTATTATGATATACGTTCGATTTTGTGCTATCAACTTTGTTTATCTTCCACGTGTTCCAATTGTAAGCATACTCCCCATATCCACTATTCCCTGCAAACCCAAAGTTTAACAAAACGAGATTATTACCATTACCCGTAATATTTGTAATGGTAGCCCTGTTTGTGTCTTCATTGGTTTTGCCTGTTACTGTCCAAGCCTGATCGAAAAAGAGCCAGGGATATTCTTTCTTATACCATGCTAAGACTTTTGAGTCTTCTTCGTCGGTGGTAAAGTGACCGTTGTCGATGATCTGACCGGCAATGGCTGCTTTGGCATAACCTTTGACAACTAAACCTACCCATAAATAATATAGACCAGGATTATCTATTAAAGCATCTACTGATACTTCAGATGACATTCCTGTAATTAGATTTTTAATTACAATCTTATCCAGCGTCCTCTTGCAACATAATATATTAAAGCCATTTAATATAGGTATATATACAGGTTTATTTGAGGAATAAAAAGAAGCAATACTTAAAGTATCACCTATGTAATTGATATAAAAATCTTTTTTGTAATCCTTACCGCACAATACTGGATATTTTATTGGCGTTTCGAACGGAATAAAAGCCGTATATACTGTATATGTATCTTCAAAATCCAAATTCTTTTCGGTAACTGCATAATCATCTACACCGTCACCGATGATAAAGCCGGGGTAGTATGGCAAAATCTTGACAGTAAAAGTAGTTCTATCTCCACCATTTCCATTATACCCTATCATATACAACTTAGTTGCATCATCTTCGGATTTGTACTCAAAATGATAAATTCCGTCTTTCGTATATGTTTCTCTTTTTATTCTTTTTTCAGTACCTGACTCTCTGATATCAAGATTAAAAGTTACACCCGAATTTTCATCAAGACCAATCAGTTGAAAATAGACATCATATTCCTTAGTTGAGACTGATGGATCAGTAAAATTTAAACTATAAATATCAGGGGTATAACTAAAAGTCTCTTTAGATAGCGAATACCCACCACAACCGCTCATTCCATTCCAAGCGAAATTATTGAAAGTTAAGAACCTCCCTTTGTGGTCTGCATCCTCCAATCTTGGATTCTTTGCCATTATCTCATTGGTAAGTCCTTTAAAGCTCCACCTTGTAATATCGCCGGGAAGACGGGGAAAACCGTCACCGGCAGAACTTTTCTGACAGGCGCACAAGGTGTTTAGGTACAATTGGTTTAACTGCACCTGATTTAACCCTATTTTGTTCAAACCGATCATGACTGATATGCGATTTTACAGGTTGTAACTTCCGCCCCGCTCTCAATGCGAATGTGCATACCTTCAGGGACGTTCGGGACTTCAAAGTCCAGTTTTGCCATCAATGGCCATGCCGGCGGTAGCGGGACGGGTACAAAGTCCTCACCTGTCAACGACTGCTGCATACTGAGCGTTCCGGATAACGCACCATACGCGCCCGGAACATTCGCCCGTGTGATTTTGATATTAAACGGGCCTGCTGCTTCAAACTCGCAAACCCACAAATCACCTTCTTTGTTAAAAGTCAAATCCTGCAAATCCATATCACTTTACCATTTTATCGTACAACACTGCCAATGCACCGGCCGGCACATCCTTGTTAGCATCTAAGAGCTTGTCAAAAGCGGATCCAGTGAGAGTTTCGAGTGTTACCTCTACAGGTTCGTCATTTAAACCACCGTGAAAGCATTTCTTTTCATCGTCGTAAAAGCCCACCTGAAAGATTCTCATACTTCGGTTCAATTCTTCGTGCATCCGGTTAAATGATGCAATTTCTGCATCCGAAACGGTCCGGTTTCCACCGGCTGCCACCGCTTCGTTGCTTTCGAGCATTTTCATCACCAGATTATCATAACCGTCCGGTTTGAGCTGTTCTCTCACAAGCTCCATGTCATTGTTGTATTTGTCTGCCACCTCCCGCAATGCGCGAAGGTTCTTGATTATTTTCAGCCGGTCGACTGTGTTCAGACCGGAGAGCTTCAAATCTTTCAGGACGGCAAATAGTTCTACTGCTTCGATCGTCTTCATTTTCAAGCCTCCTCGATTGTTTGATTGTTAATTGCCTGTACCATCTCGTCAAGCAACTCCGAAATGTCCGTGCGGTACTGCACATATGCGATATCATTGATGTTGATACCGAGCATCGAAAAGTTACCGATATAGGTCACCCCGTCAATCAGTCTTGCATCACCGTTGACAGACATAACTTGGCCTGTGTTCGTGTTGATTTCCACCTGGCCGGTAAGCGTGATCTGTTCGTTTCCATAGACCACGTCTGCTATTGTCCTTTTGTTGCTAATCTGTTTCATATTCTTTGTCTTTTTATGGTTGTTATTTATTCTTTTCCTCCCGAATCTGTCATTACGCCGCTTTTGACTTGCAGCTTATTGTCGGCATAGACCTGCACAAATAGCGCACGCCCTTGATAGGCAGACGGTATGGACATCGTGCCATTCCAGCTGTATGTTTCCTCTTCTCCGATATACCTTTGAGTGTCAAGAGATACGGCATTTATAAAGCTCGTACCATTCAAAGATGTGTGTAATTGGATAGCTATGTTTGACGCGGAACCACCCACATACACGTCACCGATAGAACTCATGGTGACCTTATACGATATGCTTGTCCCCGTGCTGTTAAGTATGGCGGTAACCGTAAAAAAGTACTTCTTGCTACCGGCCGGTTCTTCGCCTGTCAGATACCATTTGTACGGATTAGGGTTAAACCTGTCCGACACAATGGCAAAAAACACGTCTTCGGCACTTGACGTATGGACTCCGCCTATAGTTTTCTGTACATTGGTGTAAAAGTCATAGCAGGTGATTTCGCCGGTATTCCAGTAGGCTTTTTTAGGGATGTTGGCCCAATCTATTTCGTCGGTACACCAAACCTTGTCACCGTTGGCGTTGATCATATATATCCCTCTGTACAAAGTCACCTCGTTGCCGCTTTCATCCGTCAAGTGGTACAGGTCGTTTTTGCCCAAAGTTGTATCGTCGCCTTGGTTCTCGATGTTGATCAACATCGTTGTAGCATTTCCCGCGTTGTCGATATCACGCACGCCCATCGGCATGACAGGTATAGGCGCATCCGTATTGTAGTTTCTAAAATCACCCAATCTATAAGGGGACTTTAAACCTCCGATAGGCCTGTTATAAGTGTGCGTGCCGTTTTCGTCAATCAGGCTTACAAGTTGCTCCACTGTGCTTGCAGAGGTTATCGTCAGCCCGTAATTTATATTTTTCAGGATGGTAGCGTTAATTTCGATCCCATCGTAATTAACAGGCTTCCACTTGGAAAACTGGTTAATCTTGCTGCTTGTGCATAGCGTAGACAGCCGGGTATCCAGCTTGCCGTTTACCACCTCACCTAATGTGCGGGCTACATGGTAAAATTGCCCTACAGATTTCGATGGAAATATCATGCTGCAACCCCTCCTTTCAAATCCTCTATTTCTTTCTGCAAGCGGATCACCGTATCTTGCAGATGCTTTATTTGCTGATCCTTCGTCAGCTCCCAATGCTGCCGGGAACGAACGATATTGTCAAGAGCTGTATGTTTGCGATACAGCTCTTGAATACCCCTTATTGCCAAAGCTGACATACTTGAATAATCCATCGAATAATATCCGTCCGGTTCTGTAAATACAAATTCCGGGAAATATTGAACAACCTGCTGTGCCGACATACCGATTCGCACAGTGGCCTCTGGATCATTTTTGTAAGCATACCGAAATACGGATAAAACCATCATCCCGGAAAGCACATCATCAAGGTCGCCTAATAAGTTTTTTCTCCTCATGTCTGATCCTTGAACTAATGAGCCTTTAATCCACATATTGCCTGTACTCCCATATGAAAAGTAAGCCCTTAATTCGTTGTTGTAGTAAAAACAAAAATCGTTTGAAGGGACTGTGACTTTCCAATATGAACCGAACCACATATAAGGGCTGGAACCCGATAGAGATATACCAGGACTTGATTTGCTGATAGTTAGATTATTCGTAATAGTTCCCCCGTTCCAACTGCCCGATCCACCCGAAATAGTCGCCGTCCTTGTTTGCCCCGCCACGGTAATACTTAGTGTGCTGCCGCTATACGACAACGCGCTGAAGAGGGATGATGCGGTGCAGGCGGTAATGCTGCCACTACTCATATACACCGGCAGCGATGCTGATCCTACCGTGGCCGAACAAGCCGTAACAGTGCCGGACGACATATATACAGGCTTTGACGTACCACCGACGGTCGAACTGCACGCCGTAGGCGTACCGCTTGACAGGTAGATAGGTCTGGCCGTACCGCCGACGGTACTCGTGCCGACCTTGTTAGGCACGTAAAATGTTGTCTTGGTTCCGTCTATCGTTATCGCGCCTATGCTCGTGCCACTCGTATAGGATGCGGATGCGCTGACCGTGCTACCACCGCCACCGGCCGCGTAAATCTGTCCGGACGAATTGACCTTTATTGTCGTGCCGTCGATCTTTACTAACCCGTACATGTCGGCCGTGGCGATTGCTATAAGGTCGTCAGCATCAGAGGTTGCGAAGGCTATAACGTCTTTTGACGCTTTGACTGTGCCACCGTCGAAAACAACCATGTTCGGACTCGAATTGCGTCCCATGATCGCGAAAGCCAAGCTGCTTTGGATAATGCCGCTGAGTGCACTGCCAAGGTACGTGCCCGACGTACCGGCCAATTGCGCCCAACCGACTGAGTTTGTTACGCGGTAGTACGGAAAAGTGCTGCCCGTGTTCATGTTTACATTGCCGGTAAACGTGCCACCGGCTTTCGGCATGTATATGGAGAGGTCGGGCGTACCGCTAAGCTCGCTGTAGGCAATGGTGTAAAATGTCCCGTTACCGGCCAAGTACTTGGTACTGCTGCCCGATCCGGTAAGTGTAGTAAAATTGCCGTTCCCATCCTTGATAAATCCCGCACCGTTGGTGAGCTGGTTTGTGTTGTTCGGGATCGACAAGGTTTTTGCCGCACTACCGTCGTAAGTCCCGGTACTGTAGCCTCTCCAGGACAGGGCATAGGGATTTTTTAGAGACGTAGGTATTTGAGAGGCCAAAGCAAAAGTATTACCCTTCACGTATGTCAGCGTCTTTGTGCTCTCATCATATGTCAGTGACGTTACCGCATTACCCGTTCCGGATGCTGCTATCTGGCTGATCCCACTGCCACCGCCTGCGTATGACGGATCGATGCTTATGTAGCCGTCGGCATCAACTATGACACCACCACCGGACTTTACTCCGACAAGGCCGAGTTGAAATGCAGTAGCGACAGGGATACCAAGATTCCCTTCCTGTCCACTTGCAAAGGCGATAATATCCTTCTTAGATAGAACATTTTCGCTAAATGTTTTCGTGCCGTTAACCGTCTGGTCAGTGGTCAAATCAACGTAATTGTCAAAATTTCTTTCCAATTTTCCAATAGCCGAAATAATGGTATCAGTTTCGGTTATTGGAGTATAAGCGTTCAAAATAGCATATCCCGTAAGTGGAGAGGATAGCTTTATATACCCCTGTTCTGTCAGGTAATCGGAAGTTATATAATTGTTGTTGGTAAGGTACTGTTTTAATTGCTCTTCATCAATTCCTCCGGTATTGCCCAAAATGCTGGGATCGACCTTTATGTACCCATCACTGTCAATTATGAGGCCACCTCCAGGCGTTACCCCAATCAAGCCGACTTGACTATACGAAGCAATGGGAAGGCTATTTTCATCCGGATCTCCTATGCCATAAGCTATGACATCCCCTTTTGAAATGGCGGTGTAATCCGTACGGATATACTCCTTGCCTTTCTCCAAGGGTTCGCCGGCTGCATTGGTCGTGACAAGAATCCAGTGTCCAGCAACCTTATTTATTTCGCTCAGAGCTCTAAGAGCGGTAAATGCATTTTCATCAGAAGGAAGGGTTTGGTCGTTTAATTTGATATGGTATATGCCATCTCCACTACCGATATTTCCCGATACCGGAGTTTTAATGCCTGCTATAAATTCAGGCTTAACTTTTAATATGAGACTATCGCCGATAACCTCATAAGTTATATCGCCTCTATTTTCATCTAAAGTCCAACGCATTACTCTTTGGGAATCATTGTTAAAGCTATAGATTTCATTTTCTCGCTAATATCAGGCATTTCAAATATATCGTAAACCAATCCAGCACACATATAGCATACAGAAGGATGTAAAACAGCCTTTAGTTGTCCCAATCCGCTTCCTGTAGTATCTGGTTCGACTGATTTAACATAATGAAAAAAAGATAATGAACCTGAAGGGAAACATTCCAATGCAGGTCCATTACCATCATAAGACAAAGCACAACAAGGTTTATTTATACCCGACCGTGTTGCGGGGTTGTGCTGAATCTTGTATTCTTCACTACCTTCTGCAAATGCAAAAAATACAGTTCTTTTCCATTCCTTTAATTTTATGGCGACTAACCTTAAAAAGTCAGATGGCAAAGAAATGACACCTATCCCGTCTGTGCTATTAACTGTTACAGAAGCAGACATAGCATTAAGGTATTTAAGAGGTGAAGACAGCATGATTATATTCGCCGCATCGGGAATACACGACTCGATATAATCATCTAACTTAACAGTATCTTCGCTTAGAAGGGTTAAAGACTCATCCTTTCCGGCTTCATTCATAATAACCCTTACTTTATCCTTTATACCTTGTAATGTCATTGTAATTTCAGCTATTTCAGATTTGGAAATTCAACCCCTGCCTTTTTTGCGCTATTCATAATAGCATCGGGGGTATTAAGATCCTTGAGATCCATATCGTAGTCTTTCGCCAATAATTCTGACGCATCTTGCCAATCAGTTATCTCGCTATAGACTTTTGATTTAATTTTACCATCCTGTGGTTCCGCTTCCGTTTTTACCGTTTCCGATAACGTAAACAGTTTACCAAAGCACGGGAGAGCTTCTAATGCTTTCTGATGTTTTTTATCACCCGTGCGATATGTAAAACGTTCATCATTAAAGTCTGCATAACTAACAATCTTACCGTCCACAACAATAGGGACGGTAAGAAAATTTGAAGCCTTATAAATCTTTATCATGGTAATAATGTTTTATGCGGCCACTGGCACTACTCTCACGTGTGCATCCGGATTCTGTAAAACAAGACCTGAAATTTCAGAAATAGTGCGTGCATCTACGTCTTTGCTTCCTGCTTTACGCAAATCCAAGTCCCGTGTTTTAAGTTCATATACAGATATCTTGCGCAAATAGTTTGCGTCAAAAATAAGTCCCTTGTCTGCAAATCCCATTTCGTCCAACGATTCATCGTGTACGCACCAAAGAGTGCCGAAGTTAGTTGAAATCTCCTTGAATTTAATGCCGTATTTGGTTACAATCTTATCATCATTAATAACACGGTCACGCTTGATTTTACTAAGGTTGGCCATCAAATCCGACCCCATAATAAAGATTTTGATTTTATTTCCGGCATTACCTGTGAACGCCTTTTTGGTCAAATCCACAAGCATGTTATCTGTGAATTGGGTGTCTGACGATGATGTTCCATAAGCAAAGGTTTTTCCAGCCTGCCACCAAATACCCTGTGTCAAATAAACTTCCCTATTGGTTTTATCGTAAATAATACGACGGGAACCCAACCAGAAAGATTTATTCATACCTCGTTTCATGTCGAAAATAGCCTCTTCTTCGAGGTCGCTAAACGTCCAATCAGCTTCCTTGTCGGATATCTTTTGCAATGTTGATTCTTCAATCTGTGCTCGGAATATCTGCAAATACTGAGTCTTTTTCGTCGGCACGCATGCGTACGTTGTTGTCTGCATGTCGATTTCATTATGGGCTCGACCGGCACGAATAAGAACCGTGTCAGCTGCTAATGCAGGAACGCTATTAGCCGTATCACCAATTGTCTTACCATTAACCGGGGTGACAACCAACTTGCCATCTTCCGTTTTATCAAGAATATACAATACCAAAAATTCCTCCGACGCGATTCCGGCTTCCGTATAACCTTTTACAGAAGGTACAATTACCGTTTCATATTTGGAGAAAATGCCATTATTTGTTGTATCCAAAGTTGCCTGTGTACTACCGTTAGGTGAAGGTTCGTCATATTTTGTCTTCAACTTGGCGGTAACCGGTAAAGTATCAGTACTGTAATATTGGTGAATTTGGCTCTTTGAACTTCTTCTGGTCACGTACCTGGATATTTGCTCCAAAGGGTTACCCATCGGACGGATTTTAACAACCCGTCTCTCAATGTCATTCAAGTCGAGGTCTTCTGAATTTTCACGGGAAAATTGAGTTGTCACCTCAGTACCCGTTTCGACTACACCGCCTGTTGGGCCGGCTACAGTTTCGGCTCCCATCGCTCCAGCGTCAACCACCCCTAACAGCGAACAAAAAATCATGACTAATAGCATGATAAAACTTCCATCCTTAAAAAATCGTTTCATAACGTTTGAAATGTTTATAAATTAATGATTATGAGTAAAAATCTCGTTTGCGAGGAATGCGAGGTGCTGCTTTTTCGGATTTTCCTCCGGAATCAAGTTTTGGTATGCCGTCCCCTAATCGAGTTTTCAAAGTGTCATCGATTTTTTGGTTACGTCCTTCTATAACTCCAGCATCGGCAGCGTCTTGAATATCTTTTTCATAGTTCAATCCTTTATACATTATTTCCATAAAAGATTTATCTATTTTACCCATCAACGCATTCTCTATTACAGAATAACATCCTCCTATGAATTTTTCAAATTCTTCATCGGACATAGACTTTTCGGTCTTGAAATTCGCCATATCCTCCGCAGAAGCATTCATGTTCTGTTCTTGTTCTTCACGCAACTTGTTGCTTTCCGCTACACGGTTCAAATATTCCTGGTTGGCCTCATTAAGCTCTGCCATCTTCGCTTCATCCCCGGACATATCCAAAATGTCTTTTCCGAAATATCTTGCAAATGATGCAGGAACCGACTTGCCACCTACAGCGTCCGACATAAATGCTGCAAAACGTGGATCTCGGCTGAACAAATCTTTCAGCTTTCCATCATTTTCCTTGTATTTATTCATCTGTTCCTGCGTATCATCGTCATATTTTTCAAATGCAGCATAACGAATCTCCGGATCTTCATTGTCAAAATCAACATCCGGCATACGCTCTTTCATGCGAGACAGAAAACTTTCTCTCTTGCTTTTTTTCTCATTTTCTTCTGCCATATTGTTAATGCTTAAAATTTATGTATAATCATATGTTCACTTGACGAAGAAAATATATGAAAGCGATATAGTTATGTTGTAAATTAACAAAGTAATTGCTTTTACGGTATTTTTTTTATATCCTCGTAAAAGGTTGTTTAGGTTATCGTTATGAAATTAGACTTTAAAGAGGATAGAGACAATGATTTTCTTGAATCCTACGTTTCGGTAATTAAAAGATATAACGGGAAAGCTCCGTATCAAAAACGAGACACCCTATTGTCTGAAACTATACTTAGTCCCGCTAAGCGTTTTTACGTTTCAGAAGAGCAGGCTTTAAGAATCGTATCACGCATGTTACGTGGCCGTGTTGTGACTTTCAAAAATTCCTTGAAAAAACTGATGTATGAAGAAATTTTGATCCGTGTAAAGAAAGAACTCCGGAATGGCGAAAAATCATTAACACTTATAATAAGCAAAGTTATAAATCAAGAAGCCCCTCGTTTCTACATTGACCTAAAATCAGCACGGATTCTATACTACAAACTTCTAAATCGATAAGAATGAAATACATCGTAATATCTATATTGATAATTGTCCACATATATGCTGGAGTTGAATTAGGATATGGACCAGGCAGTCCACTATGGACGCATCTGACTTATCAGTTTCAGCATACTGGATGGATGCATTTAATCGTAAATAGTATTACGTTTGTTTCTTTCTTTGATGTCTTAAAAAAGGCCTTTTCGGAATATCAGATTATTCTTTACGGATATATCGGATCTGTTTTTGCTTCTTTCCCCATAGTATATGAACTTCCAACGGTAGGAGCATCCGGAATAGTATATACGCTTGCCGGATTATTCATATCAACAAGTCTTATAGGTTCCAAACTCCATATCATAAACAAACACAAATTCACTGCCTTTATTTTATGCGTGTTTATATCATTTATATTCTCATGGTTAAAAGGCGGTATAAATATCGTATGTCACATATTGAGTTTGATCTACGGAATAATAATAGGACTTATAGACAACGAATTGTCTTATGAGGGATATTGAAAAGACCATAGAAGAAAATCAAAGAAGGCTCGATTATATCAACCGGGTATACGACCCTGAAACAGGAGAAGGCAGTGACACTTTCCCCCGCTTCAAGCTATGCATCAAGGATCATCCACTACCAATACAATACATTCCTGAAGAGATGTATAACAAAGAACCTATTTGTAAAAGGTTACAAAGAGCAGGCTCTATCAAGGATTATTTTAAAAAAGAAGGTATCCCTTATTCAAAAAGAAGGCTTCAGGAATTTTTAATTGAATTTTTTAAGATAAGAATCATATATGATTTTGAGTATTTTGCCTATGTATGCCTTACCATTGAGGACGGTAAAAACGGGCTGGGCGATATTCCGTTTAAACTTAACAGAGGGCAAAGAAGGCTTTTGAAAAAGTTGGAAGAGCAGCGAATCGCAGGGAAGCCGATCCGAATCATACTGCTCAAATCCAGGCAATGGGGCGGAAGTACATTGGTGCAGTTATATATGCTGTGGATTCAATTGGTTCACAAGGAAAAATGGCATAGCATAATTTGTGCCCATCTTGATCAAGCGGCAAAGCATATTCGCGGAATGTTCCAACGGGCACTTACTCGATATCCATGCTTGTCGGCCGATAAATACGAGCTTACGCCATACCAGAACACCCAAAACATAAAAGAAGTAAAAGCGCGCGGATGCCGTATTACCGTAGGTTCAGCCGAATCTCCAGATTCTGTCCGGTCTCAGACGGCTTTCATGATCCACTATTCAGAGGTCGGACTATTTCCTGCAACCGAAGGGAAAAAGCCCGAAGACCTTATCGGAGCAACCAGTAGCGTAGTAAAACGAATCCCTTATTCCTTGATTGTGTATGAAAGCACGGCAAAAGGTATTGGTAACTTTTTCCATACGCAATGGTTAAACGCTACCGATCCTGAGAAAAAATCTGCTTTTGTCCCTGTGTTTGTGGAATGGTTTCTGATCGACATGTATTCAGAACCATTATCCATACCAGTTGAAGAGTTTATTAATAGCCTGACCGAATACGAATGGATGCTCTTCGATAAAGGGGCCACGCTTGAAGCAATAAATTGGTATCGTGGGAAAAGCGGAGAAGCAGCGAGTGAGTCAAGCATGAAAGAGGAATTTCCTTCCGATGATATTGAAGCGTTCCAAAATTCAGGCCAAGCAGTATTCAACGTGGCACATGTAGAACGGTTAAGAAAAGATTGCATGCCACCTGCATTCATTGGAGAGCTATATGGCCGCACATCTGCTTCTTCCGCGAAACTTCGCCCCAATTTACGCAAGGATGTACTGAAAGGCATCTTGTTCTCGGAGAACCCCAAAGGATGTTTAAAAATATGGGATATGCCGGACAATTCTGTTAACGTAAGTAATCGGTATGTCATATTTGTTGACACAGGGGGAAGAAGTATTAAAGCTGACTGGTCTGTAGCAGTAGTCCTTGATCGATATTGGATGATGTTCGGTGGGAAACCTAATGTTGTAGCGCAATGGAGAGGGCATATTGATCATGACATACTTGTCTGGAAATGTGCTCAATTGGGAGTATTTTATAAGAACGCCCTACTTGTTTTTGAAAGTAACACCCATGACACGGAAAAGGACAACGACACGGACGGTGACCATACGGAATTTATCTTTGATACAATTTCAAAATACTACCCTAATCTATATTATCGTAACCCGAGTGACAAGATTATAGACGGGCTTCCCCCTAAATGGGGCTTTCACATGAACAGGACAACAAAGTCTATGATCATAGACACATATACGAGCATATTGCGCGAACAGGGTTACAAAGAGAGGGACAATGAAGCCGTTAATGAGGCAAGATGGTTCGAAAAAAAAGCGAACGGAAAATTCGGCAACATCGACGGTAAACATGATGATATTTTAATCACTCGTATGGGCGGATTACACATTTGCTATGAACTGCCCCTGCCTAAAATCATATCCGATGACTATAAAATTAAAAACCGGGAAATTCTCGGAGAATCAACAATTTAATATTACAGCAATATGAAATCAGACATTTCCATTATCAATTTTCTCAAACAGTGGTTTTTCCTTAAAAGAAAATCCATTCAGTTGTCATTCGCTATCCGGCTGTGTGACTTAAAACAACAGGCGTTCAACCGGAGATATTTTGTCATGCTCGATCCAAACGACAAGCTAATCTCTTTATCCCGTGAAGATATCAATCGGATGAAACGTTTAAAAATGATCCAAAAAAACATTACGCACTTGGACCTTATGGAAAAAGCATTTTATTTTACACCATTGTCTCGAAATGGCAAGAACGGCATATCTAAAGAGGAACAATTGAAGCGGCGTAAAATTTACATGGACTATGTAAAATTAAAAGCCAGACTGTCATTGTGAATGCAAAAAGAAGGTCCTGGATCACTCCGGGACCTTTCCTCCTTTTAAGGCATCTACCATTTCCTTTTTCTTAGATGCTATCTCTTCTTTCAAAAATTTCACATAGTTTTCATCAGTAGATTCTTTAACTTCCTCGTTCAACTCTCCTATTTCATCCTTCGCATCCAATATAAATTCAGCCCGTTTCCATTCATCTGATTGTTCATATTCATCCAGCTTCTTCATATATTCCGCACTTTCAAGAGACGGGGAATTATCGATCAGCTTTTCATAATTACGATATGTCGCTTCCGCTTTTTTGGCATCATCGACATATTTAAAAAATTTCTCATTCACTTTTATCATCGTACCGTCCACCTCTCCTGTATCGTAAAAACGATTCAAGACTGGAATATTACGAGAGCTAAAATCGTTCAGCCCAGACGGAGCGCCTACAAACGTTTTAAATGATTGATTTGCGAATGTGAACGCACCTCCCAAATAAGCTTCAAACAGGTGCTCTACTGAAGCCGGGTTTAATAGGTCAGCCCCTGAAGAAGTCTTGAATGTTGCAAACTTCCGCTTTGCTTCATCTCCACCAGCTAAAGTATTAAGATATTCTGATAGCTTGACAGCAACAATCCCCGTGCTTTTGTATACTTTTTGATATTCAGGATCATATTCATTGAACGGTGTAATTTTAGCAATTGGTTTGCCCGTAAAATCCTCATTTGTGACATAGGATTCAACAATCGGCTGGATGTAACTTGGAACAAAATTACTGGCGCCACCGGCAGGATTAAGAGGCAGTAAATCCAATAGTCCCATCGTGGCATCAGTCAAAGCGTCTGTGCCTTCATCATAATGTTGGATATAACGGATAAAAGAATCTCCAATACCGTAAAAAGCCCGGAGTTCGATAGGCAGCGGTATTTTCAAAAAACCATCCATTCCGAACATGCTTAACGGAATGCAGACGTTGTTTTTTCTGACATAATCAGGAAGCCCCATGTATTTTTCCTTGTCATCGTCATCGCCCAATGACTGAAGAAGCAGAGGGATAATCGCCCCGGCCGTCATATAACCTCCAGCAAGTGCAAGTGCTTTCCCTGGATTCTTTACCGCCATATTGTAAGCATTATTCAAAGACTGGACGGCCGCATTGAAAAAGATATAGAATGCCCTAAACCACTCGTTACCTTTCGCGCCACTTCCTTTTCTATTGAAGTTTACAGTTACTTCTTTCGCGTCATAAGTGGATTGCAACAATGATCTACCCATTTGCCGACTGGTCATAAAAGTCGCAAAGCGGGAAATATCTTCGGCCCATTCGTTCAAAACGCCCATTGCATCAAACACCTTTTCGGCTTTCCGTTTAACTTCCGCTTTTTTACCCGTCTTGGTAGCGTCTTCAATCCTGTTCTTGTATTTGTCGATATTGTACAATGCGGTATATCCTGTTCGGCCACCATTGCGTAAAAACTCATCCAACATGACTGAAACAGGATCATTCGGGTCCGGCTTCCACCCTTCACCTTCCATTATACGTTTCTTCAAGGCTTTCATGGCCTTGGGTACATTCCGCATAAACTTACGTTGATACTTTCCATTTTCTTTAACGCCTAATGTAGAAGAAGCCCAAATAAGGTCTCTCGATAAGTTTGACAAGATAAACGCAGGGTTACGGGTAGTAAAGTTAGCCGCCATTTCACGGTTCATCCAGGCTATGCCTTTCAGAAACTTGTTCTCTGTTTGTTCCGGAGTATTTAGCCCATTTACAGCCTGGGCAACCTTAGGATTGCCATTCACATACACGACATATTCTTCACCGTTCAATTTCACCCTTACCGCGTGTTGGTCCAAATTCTTTTGAGATTTTTCGTCCAAGTCATTAGTCAGTCTTCCCCTTTTCGTGTCCGCTAAACCTTGTGATTTCTTCAAAAGCATATCAGCCTCAAAATCTTCTATGTTTTTGCGATAAACTTCTGGATCTTCATCGTATACCGGATAAGCAGGTGTCCATAACTCATTACCATTCGCATCATGGCTGACTTCATACCACTGCTTGTTTACCGTCAGCATATCTGTTGCGCCATCCATGGCCATGCGGAGCAAATGAAGTTTCATCTGGTTCTTGTTGCCTCCAACAATCGCGCTATCGCCCACAGAAGCCATGTAAGCAAATGGGTTGTCCGGTCGCGACGTTCTCCCTTTTGCGGTTTTTACTGTTTCATTGTAGACAATATCACGATCACTGAAATAATCGAATACGTCCGACATTTGCGCTTCGGCAAATCCTCGAAGAGGGACATAGTTCTCATACATTCCTTTTATCTTATCGTACGTCTTACGATTAATCATACCCGTATCAAACCATTTCTTTAGAGAATACTCATTGACAGCCCTGATCTTATCCCACAAATTAGATATCTCAATCTTATTGGATATCTCCATATCGGAAATGAAATTTTCAATCTCAGGCATAAAATCAGCAATTGTCTTTCCATCTGCCTCCATCTGTTTCAAAAACGACTGAAAATCTTTTGCTCCCTTCGTGTCGGCATAGGTTCCCGTAAGTCCGGCAAAATCTCGTCTTCCAAGAGATTCTCTTAATTCATCCATCTCTTTATTCGATAACTGGGTGATATCCGAAAACTTTTTATTTGCTATTTCCGCCAACAACTGTTGCTTTAATGTTTCGTCCTTGATTGCGTCTATCGCTTTTTCCAACACAGCATAGCGCATGTACTCATTTCGTTCAATACCGTGTTTGGCAAGCACATAGTTTTCGATTTCCCGTTCCGAATATCCCTTATCCCGCAAATCCTTGATTGCTGAAAGAAGAGGCTTAATCCTTTTTTGTTCAAACTGTTCCTGTTCGTAAGTATTGCGAGAAGAAAGCGTATTCTCGTAGACATATACATTCATGTAATCCGGGATTTTCTTTCCTATAGCCTTTTCAACCTCTTCTTGTAATTTCTTGACTGATATCATTCGATCAACATAGGCTTCTTGGAACAACTCCGTTCGCGACTGCATCTTTCCCTCTATGCGCCTCTGTAAATCATCAGAAAGCCCAAGTTTAGACAAAGGCTTCTTGCTTCTAAAAAGATTGCCGTACTCCCTTGACTGCTCTTTGACCATTGCGTCTGTTTTTGCCTTACGCATTATGTCAAACGCTGTATCGCTATTCTCCAAACGATTCTTGCTTTTCCAAAGCATATACATGATATCGCCATCAGAGATTTTGAGGTTAATGCCTATTTTTCGAAGGGCTTCTTTGATTGCAGAGCAAATTTTTTGAATGATACCTGGATCGGTCATCGTTTCGGCCATCTCAGCACAATATTCTTCAGCGGCAACGACTCTATCACCATAGCTGTCCATCAATCCTGATTGTACTTCTTGGGGCAAAGAGTCAAACACGGAATCCATCGTAGGACCAAAGTTATCACCTAACAACCCCCTAAGCCCCTTATGAGCTACAGTTTCATGAAGTATCGTTGCCTGTGCGTCAGCCACGCTTTCCGCATTCGGCAATACAAGATACACTTCACCTGTTTTTGTGTCATACCAGCCTTTAGAACCTTGTTTCTGACGTTGCAATTCCTTATTCGCATCTGTGATATCATTCACATCCCGGATGATATGCACCGGCGTATTCAGGCTTTCAGACAATTCTTCAACAGAGGATGATATTTTTCCTTCTTCCAATGTTGGATTTACGAAAGATTCTACTACCTTTGTGGCAGATGAAAGCTCTTCGTTCGCTGCTGTTTCCGCAATTGGTGCGGAGTGACGGGACAGGAACAAAAGGGCTTTTTCTTTATTCACATATTTGGTCAACCCCCTATTTATCCAATCAACTATATTCGCATCCCTTTTACCAAACACAGATGACACAATATTAAAATCAACATCAGCATCTTTTCCTAAATCTAACGTGACCAAGAAATTGCCGTTCTGTGTTCTTAGCTCTGTTAATACCGACCGATTGCCTTTTTTTTCTAAATTATCAAATACAGCAATAGGATCGGCAACTGCAACAGGAAGATTTTCTAATTCAGAAAGAGCGAACCCGTGTTTCTTCATTTTCTTAAGAATCTTGTTCCCGTACAGCTTTAAGGGTTTGTTTGTCACCCCAGCACTTATGAGAACATCTGATGGATATCCAAGATTCAGCACTGTCCTATCTGCATTATCCGCATTCAATCTTGATAGTTTCTCATTAAACCTTTCATTTACCTCTTCAATATCATTTATCGATTCAGAAGTTCTGTTGACACGAATATTGTTTTCAGTATTATCCATCAAGAATATCTGATCTTCTCTGGATACATCTTCTGTTTCAGAAGCAAGCATCTTTCCCCTTTCTGCTGGAGACATATTCATGCGAGATTCAACATTGCGAGCCTCCACTTCGCCAGCAAGTTCCCTGTAATTATCTCTACTAATACCTAAACCATATTTATCTACAAGTTTATGATACTCATTGTAAGCATCTTCATATCCTTCATTGTCGTAACCTCGAACCCAAAGATTAAAACCCTTGTCAAACGTGCTACGGTTAGGAATAAAGCCATCCCCAAACTCCAAACCAAGCGAGCGGTATTCATCAATCAGGGCATTGTACACATCTATCGGCTTGGCATTGTCATCAAGTTCTTTCCTCTTTTCCTCTAATTCTTCAACCACTGCCCAAGAATCCCGCTTTTCTTTAAGACCTGCAAGATAATTTCTGTACGTAGATTCGTTGCCCCCTCTTGCAAACCCTTCAATTCCCTGTATCGCATGTTGTACCTCATGGAGTAAGATGTTACGCAAATCAGAAACTCCCAAACTGGCTTCATTCACACGAATAAGATTTTGGTCTCCATACCATGTGGCCCCTGTTTGACTTTTAGGATCGTTATACATCTCAACACGAACTTTTTTCAACTCTGGATAGGCATCAAACAGTTCACGACCCTTCACATAGTCATCTAAATATCTCACATCTGCTGCTTGGTATGTTTTACGCAACTCATCCAACAAAGATGTGAGTTCGTCAAAACGAGTCTTTTCTGTTTCTGTCAAAGCTTCGCCATCAAGCAATTTGTCGCTCAATACATTCAGTTCCTTTCCCCATGGTAAACGCTCATGAAGGTCATTCTTACGGGCAAGCCCCCTTGCGTCCACTTCAAAATCTTCCGCTTCATACCGCCATTTTCCATCAGCCCCACGTTCCCAACCTGTAGCAAGTTTGATCTTACGTGCGTCCTTCCCGTCTGTTTCCATCTCACGAGCTACGGCAAGGTTGTCAAGACGAGTTGTAACCTCTTCGGATTTATCCAAATTAGCGGCTCCTTTTTCACCGATGAAACGGAACCTTACGTCCGCTTTCCTCGCATTGAATCGATTAGAAGGAGGAATGATATTTCCTTTGTCGTCACGAGTTATCAGGTCATTCAACTTTCGGTTGTTCCTTGTGTTTTTGTAGCGGTAATCGTTCCGGTCGTCATATCCCCACTCATTGATATCGTTTCCGTCCCAATACAGATTTTCGGCCGGCACTTCTTCCTGTATAATCCGGTAATTACCGTTCAAAACGTGTTCCCCATGGACTTTTACGTAAGATTCGGACAAGGATACCCAATCGCCATTTCTCACCTTGCTTTCTTTCAAGGATTTGGGAACGGCGCGATAGATAGTAATAGTAGGTCTCTTTCCTTTGTCAATGGCAGACAATGCTTCGTTGATTGCAGCAGAACTTTCATTTCTGTATTGGTCTCTGTTCATGCGAAATTGCTCATTTAAGGATTCACGTATCTGATCTTTATTTGCAGCAATGTCAACCATGTTTTTATCAATACCTTCCTCATCATAAGAGGGGGCGCGGTGTGCCATTCTGAACTCGTCAGCTAAAACATAGCCATTTCTTCGTGCGGATTCGTTTATGATATCACGCATCCGGGCCTCATTATTTTCTTCTATAGCCTTAAAATAAGCTTCATCGAGTCTTTCATCTGTCATTAGTTCAAATTCTTCCAGACGCTTCTTCTCTGCATTAGCTTCCTCTTCCGCTCGTTTACGGGCAGCTTCCATCACATTACGGGCTTCCATTTCCTTTTGTATGTATTCATCTCTCAAAGCATCTACATCTCCAAAATTTTCATACAGTTCTTTTTTGATCGGATTAAAAACTTCTGCGAATTGCCCTAATGACAGGCCTGGATTTTGGAGACGCACACTCCTTTTAATCGCTTTGAAAGCATAGCTTGCACCACCCAAATTTCTCATTTTTATAGATTGTGCGTACTTCTTTACATCAGCTTCGTTGAGGTTGTGTTTGTTGGCAAAAGATTTTATTTCCTCGTCCACATTTATATTCCCCCGCTTGGAATCTCTAAAACGGAGATCGGAAGAGCGTCGTGT